ATGAGGGAGGCGCTTATGAAAGCGACTACTTACGAGCCTGGCAAGAGGGAGGCAAGAATGTCACAGTGTGACAAAAATCTTGCGGTGACCAGTGTCACACCGAAGCCCAAACGGGAGTCACAACATCTAAAGCTATTAACGAGAACGATTTTAAGGCATGTCACACCGAGCGATGGTGTGACAAACAGGAAATTGCTCGGTGTGACACGAAAAAGGGACAGATTTGTCACAGCGACGGTTATTCAGAGTGGAATCTATATAGCGAGACTAAGAATGAGCAACGAGACGATCAAGGCAATCTGGCTCACCATTGAAAGGGTGGCTGAACTGAAGGACTGTTCGAACCGGACGGTCTGGAGATACATAACCGGGCAACGGATGCTGACTCACAAGCAGTTGGTGAGGTCAGGGCGGCGTAAGGTATGCAAGACTTTTGTGCTGACGAACCCGGAGATCTATGATTTGGAGATCAGAGACTGCGAGGCCCGCGGTGTCACACCGAGCGAGTATCTGGAAACGCAGATCGAAGTGGATGGCAGAACGATCACCGGAGCCCTGGTGTATGGGTATGCTCCCGTGGATAGATCTGAGGATGGAGGGACGGATGAGCTTCTATAATGTCACATCATCCGAGTACAGCCAGTTCTACCATACCATTATAATGGGCAAGACAGCAGACCGGAAGACTGAGCTGGATGTGCAGACGACCACGCTGGTGCTTCCGGTGGAGTGTGCTGATACTCAAGATACAGATCTTATCGCTTGGGAGAATGAAAGCAGTATCGAGCAGCCGATCCCGGTCAAGGGGCCAGCCTTCAAAGAACGAAGGCCGGATGAGTTCATAGATCTGACTCCTCCCGAGTACATACCATATAAGTATGAGAACGAGGCCAGGCTCTACGGCCAGTTCTGCTCGACCGTGTTGTACCGCCTGGAGCAATGCAGTTCCAGGATTGAAGAGTGGAAGCTGATCACAGATGATTACAACCGCCAGGCCCTGATCCCGGACTTGTACAAAGCTGTGGGAGGCCGCAGTGAACGCTCACTCAGAGGCTGGCTGGAACGCTATCTGGAAAACAACCATGACATGTACTCCCTGCTGCATAAGGGCAAGAACCAGAGCCGGGGACGCAAGGTCACCTTTATTGAACAGAACTACCTGCTCAATCTGCTGCTGAATCCCAATAACATCAAGATCTCCACCGCAGTGGGAAGTTTGAAAGATGCAGCCCGCCGGGAACTCCTGGAATCGCCTTCCAGCGAACCAACCCTGCGCAGATGGTGCAAGGACTGGGAAGCCAACAACCAGCCGATCTGGGTGCAAGCCCGCAAGGGCAGCAAGGCAGTGGCAGAGACCATCGTGAAAACGATCATCCGGGATGCCAGTCTGCTCAATGTGGGAGATGTCTGGGTAGCCGACGGCCATAACCTCGCCTTTGATATCATGAATCCCAAGACCGGGAAAGCGCAGCGGATGACCATGATCATGGTCTTCGACTGGGCAAGCCGTTATCCGGTAGGCGCTACGCTGGCCTTTACCGAAGACAGCCACCATATCCAAGTAGCCTTCCGCAATGGCTTCCTGAACTGGGGAGCCCTGCCTGAAAAGGTCTATCTGGATAATGGAAAAGCCTTCAAAAGCAAGCTGTTCCATGAGAGCTGGGAGGATCACGATCTGGAACATGAACTCTGTGGGATCTTCCCCCGGCTGGGGATCAAGGCCGTGTTCGCCAAGAGCTATAATGCCAAAGCCAAGGTGATCGAGCGGTTCTTCAGGACCTTCCAGGATCAGTTTGAACGGTTCATCAGCAGCTTCCGGGGCTCATCCATAGCGGACAAACCCTCGACCCTGATGCGCAACGAGAAGTGGGCAAAGAAGCTGTATGAGGCGCATCCTCCCACAATCGAAGAGACGATGCAGATGATCGCCTACTATATCAGGCACATCTATGGCGAACATCCCCACTCGGGCTTGAATGGCAGGACACCCTGGCAGGTATTCAGTTCATCCACGCTGCCGGAAGGCCGCATCGTGGAACCTGGTAAACTCAACAACATGCTGCTCAGCGCAGAGCGTAAGCGTATCCGTAACAATGGCATCCGGCTCGATAATCTTCTCTACTGGAATGTTGAGCTGATGAACCACATCGGCAAAGACGTGATCATCCGCTACGATCTGGGCGAAGCAAGATGGATACTGGTCTACGATACCCATGACCGCTACCTCTGCCAGGCTGAACTGCGCCGAACCCAGCATCCCATGGTGCAACTGGCGGATGATGAAGCCACCTCTTTTAAGGAACTCAAGAAAGAATACAGCGAGATCAAGAAGCTGCAGAGACGCACAGAGCAGAGAACCAAGATGGTGGTACGGCAAGCCCAGATCGCAGTCGACCGGCTTATCCCACCTTTAAGATCAAGGTTATTGGAAGCCAATCCCATCTTCAAGCAGCCACCCATGATCGAAGCTCCCAAGCCCGGCAGGGACGAAGCTATCCACGAGATGGAAAAACAGATGCTCAAGAACCTACCCCAGCTTGAACCGATCGAGAAAGAAGCAGCAGCACAAGAACCCAAACATGACACTGAACCACTCGATAACGCAGTCAATAGTGACATCAAACCCAAGCCCAAGAGCTTTGAAGAGATGCTCAAGCGGGCCGGGATCAAATAAGGAGGAGAATGATGAAACAGAACAAACTTGTCCCGATCAACAATGTTATCGAAGCAGATGAATGCATCCGCTTCCTGATCAACCGGCCTAAGCTGGAGATGGTGGGACTGGGCATGCTCTATGGAGCACCCGGTCTCGGCAAGACCACTTATGCCCAAAGAATGGCTTATCAGCGCGGTTACATCTACCTGCGCCTGGAATCCACCACTACCCCCAAGGCTTTTATGGTGGCGATCTTAAGCGCACTGTACCGCAAGTTCCGCCTGGGAGCCCTCATCCCCACCGGAACGGCAAACAACCTCCTGCAGCTGGTGCTGCGCATCCTGGAAGATCATAAGGATACGGTGATCGTAATCGATGAGATCGACTATGCCTTCTCGCATGATAAGCTCCTGGGGGCGATCCGGGACATCGTGGATGTGACTCTGACCGTGGTGATCCTGGTGGGCATGCAGGGAGCCAGAGACCGCCTCTCGCAGATTAATGCTCACTACTTCGACCGCTGCAACTACTTCTATGAGTTCCAGTTCCTCAGCAGGCAGGATATAGCCCTGGTCGCCAAGGAAGTCATGGATATCGAGGTTACGGATGAGGTGGTGGAAAAGATCGATTTCAACAGTGGCGGGAACTTGCGTAAAGCCATGAAGGTGATGTATATCATCGAATCGATCTGCCAGGCCTGCCCGGATGCCGATATCTCAGGTATAGACTTCGGGAGAAAGATATGAGGGAGATCATCGAGAACTTCGTCTATCAGTATGATCGTCCCTTTACCGCTGAGGTGGTGGCGGAGATGACGGCACTGGAGATCGGCAAAGTAAAACCCATCATCAAGAGACTGCTTAAAGACGGAACCCTCAAGTACATCGATGCCAAAGAGGGCATCATGGTGCGTAACAACCGTTTCAATCCAGTACTATGCTATCAGCAGAAGGGCGGCTGGCGCTTTGACCCGGCTGCAGCGTCCGCTCTCCTGGATGTGATCGATCAAGGGCAGCACAAATCAATCAGATCAGTGGCCCTGGCCTGCGGACGCAGCAGGCAGTGGGCCTTTGTCTATATGGAAGCTCTAGCATCAATGGGGCTGCTCGGGATGCGGGACTATGTATATGTGGTACTGAGCAGAGATAACGTCTTTGATATCGGCAAGGTGATCAAGCCCGGCATCCTGGGTGAGATACGGCCCCAACTCAGTCCCGGGGAGAAGGAGAAACGAGCCATACAAGCCAAAATCAGGCACATGAACAAGCAGCAAAGCCATCTGCTGGAGCTGACCCGCAACTACGATACCATGAGCAAGAAAGAGCGCAGGAAAGCCACTCAACTGATCAAAGAACAGCATGCCTACGAGCTCGCCGAAGCAACAGCCAGATGGCAGCGCAATCAGCTCAAACGCAGCAAGAGAAAAGTCCAACAGAGCATTAACATCAACACCAGTAACACCAACTAAGTAACGGTACAGGAGACATTCTATGACACAGGAACTGCGAGAACGGAAACTACGTCAGGAAATCCATGCGCTCCGGGTCAAGAAGTTCCATTGGCCCCTGGACGGCTTAAAGTTCATTATGAATGGTCTCGGCTTCGGTGAGTCGCTCAGAGCCCTATCGGAAGAGAGGCTCCAAGAGCTGAAATCAATCATGTTAAACTACCGCAAACATGGACGTCCCTATGAGTTCAGTTATGACAAGCAGGGCAAATACATGTTCTCACTCATGAAACAGGCTAACTGGACGGATAGTGACCTGCGAGCCTATTTACTAAGCCATTATCGGAAAAGCCACTGGAACCTGCTCGATAAGAAAGAGCGCAGAGCGGTTATCGCCATGTTCCAGTACTATGTAAAGAAACAAACCCAAGCCAACACTAAGGAGAATCCCCATGGGAAAGAAACCCACTGACAAGCCCCCCATTGAACGCACGAAGATTGACTCCCAAGGCAGAGCCATCCCAGTCTCTGTCATCCGCCCCGAGATGCTGAAACAAGACTCGGTGGTTAACAAGACCTTAGATCGGGTGATCCGTCTGCACAACCGCATCAAAGCCGATAAAATCAAGCTCTATGACGAAATCCAGGACTATCTGGAATACATTGCCAAGCAGAGTGACCTCACTTGGAAGGGTAATGCCGGCTTTACCAGCTTCGACGGAAAATACAAGATAGAGATCCGCTTCAAAGAACGCATCGAGTTTGGCCTGGAGCTTCAGCTTGCCAAGCAGAAGATCGATGAGTGTCTTAAGGACTGGTCTGCCGACTCCAATGCCAATCTCCGGGCTATTATCAATGAAGCCTTCCAGGTTGATAAGAAAGGCGAGATCGCCAAGCAACGTATCCTCGCTTTGAGGAAGTACAACATCAAAGATCAAACCTGGAAAGAGGCAATGGAACTGATCGACAAAGCCATCCGGGTGGTATCCACCAAGCAGTATGTCTCATTCTATGAACGGGATGAGCAAGGCGAGTACAAGATGATTGTACTCAACTTCACCGCCCTGTGAGCGAAATGATTGGTATCCTTATGCAAGCTTATTTGATATAAAGCAGGGAGAATGAATGATGGCACCTATGAATACCAATGTAGCAGAGGAGATAAAACCGATGAGCGTCTTCAATGATGAACGCAACTACCGCACGGATGAGATAGCTGATATCCTCCGGGTTGACCGTTCCAGTGTTTATCGCTGGATACGGGACATCGAGAATCCTCTGCCTGCCTTTAGAACCAAAGAGAATGGTCAATTGCGTTGCAAGGGCAAAGACCTGAATGCTTACTTAGACAAATACAAGGTAAGACCTGAGTATGAGTAATGCACTGGAGTTCCGCATCAAGCGGGACAACTGCAAAGATGCTTATCTGAATGGTAAGACCGACCCACTCGAGCTGGCGGTGATCTTCGGTGTGTCCGACATCACCGTCCGCAAGTGGATCAAGTCCGGTAAGTGGGATGAGCTGTTCAAGGAAGAGCGTAAACTCGACCATGAGATCAGCTTAGCCCGCAAGAAGGCACTCATCCAGGCACTGCGTGAGTATGCCAAGAATCCTGCCGATACCGCTCTGCAGAGCCTCGTAAGCTTAATCAAGCAGAACCAGAAAGACAGTGAACCTGCCAAGGAACTGAACGACTACATCGTACGCTTCCTGGATCAGGTGACCGACTTTATGATCGAGAAAGGGCATGAGACTATGCTCAAGCAGTTCCAAGGTATAGTCCTTGACCTTGCCGAGTACCTAAGAGTTAGAAATGGATAATTATACAGCCACGGACATGGTTGCCTCCAAGCCTACAGATCAGCCTCCATACCCCGACCGACCTACCCTCCAAACCCTCCAACCCGACCAAGCGGAGCCGTCGCCTCCGGCTCCGCACTTTCATGGTTACCCTCCAAGTCCCGGTTATGTCTAAGAAGTTCATTCAGCGACATAACAAGGCACTGGCGGAGATCGCATCAAAAACGATCTCCGTCTTGCCTTTTATAGACGATAATCCTGAAGCCAAGACCGACAGGATCAGGCGAACCACCGGAGAGGGTTGGGATGCCTTCTCATTCTTCTGCCATACCTATTTCCCGCATATCTTCCCACTACCTTTTTGCCCAGCACATGAGACTATGTTCGATGAGACTGATAAGGGCTCAGGCATCATCGGAATCACAGGTTTTCGTGGGCTGGGCAAAACGGTACTCATGGGAGTGGTCTATCCTATCTGGAGGATCATCAAAGGTGAACGCTACGTGATCCATACAGCTGCAGACGTAGATCTGTCACAGGAACGCACAGCCTTCACTTTACATGAGCTGCAGAACAACAAGCGGCTCACGATGGACTATCCTGAGCTGCAACCTGTGGATGCCTTTGATCTGGACTTCTATCTCAAGAACAAAGCGAGAATACGAGCCAGAAGTATCAAGCAGTCTCATAGAGGAACTATCAATCCCAAGACTGCCAAGCGGCCCGGACTGATTGTCTGTGATGATATCGATAAAGAAGAGAATATGGGTAACCAGTCCATCGGCAAGAGACGCATGGAGAAGATCACTCAGGAGCTTGCCGGAGCACTCTCTCCGGATGGAAATGGCAAGATTGTCTGGCTCGGGAACCTGGTACATCCCAATTACTCCATCTGTCAGTTTCAGGAGCTCATATTAGGCGATTTACGGGCAGATAATCCAGAATTAGACGTTACCTACCAGATCGCATTAAAGACCCACCAAAAGGCGATATTGCGCTTCTCTCTCGAAGACATACATGGCAAGTCCATCTGGGAGGAGCAATACCCTACAGCCACCTTGCCAAACCTGAGAGCCAAGTTCGGCCATACCGGTTATCAGAGAGAAATGCTTGGTCAGCCGGTTATCGAAGGGAACATATTCAAGAACCACTGGTTCACCAAATACAGAACCATTCCTGAGCCTTCCCAGATGAAGCGGGTCTGGCTCTATGCCGATCCTGCCTGGGGAGAGAAGGGCTGTTACAAGGCTGTCATCTCCATTGGTTATGATGGTAACAGGTTCTATGTGATCCACGTCTGGATACGTCAAACTGAGAACACCAAGTTCTTCAGATATTACTATGATGCCTATCAGGAGTTAGATAGAAACTACAGAGTGAAAGCCAGGGCAGCCTGTGAGACCACCTACGGACAAGCTCGTATCCTTGCTGACTTCGACAGATGGGCTACCGATAACCATCTGCCACCCATAAGCCACCGCACCAAGCGTATCGATAACAAAGATAACAAGAACCTGCGCATCGAGAGAACAGAGACCATTATCGAGACAGCCAAGATACTCTTTCCGGAGGGTCAGGATACACCCACTCTTATCAGCCAGTTCCTCACCTATCCTGATGGCTATATCGATGGCTGTGATGCTTTGGCTGGCTGTCTGGAACGGTTCTCTGAATACGATATCGGCAGGAATAGAGTCAAAGTCCGGAGGTTCAGCTTCTAATGAACTACTACGATAAGCTCATGCTAGAGTACTACCGGGTCCTCAATAATGCATGGAAAACCGAGATCAAGGATGCTGCCAGACTTGCTATCCAAATGCTGAGTGACATGCCACGAGCCGAGAAGATCAACAAAGACTCCATAGATAAGCTTATGGGCATCATCAACACCCAATTGGGAGATGACTTCGCAGCAATGGTTAATGAGCCCACCAAGGCAATAATAGACCGCTGTGTGCGGCTTGGATTGAGGGACACTCAAGTACAAGCCCCGACCAAGACCAGCATCGGACTCTGGGGCATAGATGATCAACATCTCTCATCCACCATTCAGAAACAACAGTTGTTCTGGATCGGTCACCATTTCGAAGCTGATATCAGGCAGAATCTCGCAGACACTCTCTCAAAAGCAATTGAGCAGGGCTATACAAAAGAGATGCTTGCCGATACCCTCAAAGATCAGTTCAATGACATTGCCAATCGATCATCCAACTACTGGCAAGGTTTGGCAGAGCATACGGCTCTCCGGATACGGGAGTTCGGAAGACTGCAGGGATATAAGAAAGCGAAAGCCAGATACTACAAGCTCGTGGTGATCCTGGATGGCCGTACCAGTGACATTTGCCGGGCATTGGCTGCCCAGGATAAGATGTATCCTCTAAACGATGCCCTTGAAGTGATGGACAATCTGATGGCTCTGGATACCAAGTCCAGCAGCCTGGATGATGCCAGAGACTACATCAAAGCACTTGCACCTTGGATTAAAGATGATCAGATCGAATACGACTCAGAGCTGAATCCGGTTGGTGTCTCCGGAGCGCATACTCCGTTTCCACCATTTCATTGGAAGTGCAGGACGACGACCGAGATACGATAATTTTGTTTTGACCGTTTATGCTGGTTGATTAGTAAGTGATTAAGCCTTTCAAAATCTCCCATAGTAAGGTCTTTCAGTGATGTTATTTTCTTAGTTAGAGGGATGTTCAGTTGGGCGTAAATGTATAATTCATCTTTTTCAATACTAAGTTCTTTTGCAAGAGCGTAAACTGATTTGTATTGTGTTTCTCCATAACTCAGGATCTTTTCTGCGTATGGAAGACTTGGCTAAGTTGATCGCAGATATTTTAATTAACTTTAAGAGATACAATTCATTTTAGGGTTCACTTGATATAATCATTATCATCTTAATAGTAACGATAGGAGCAGCCTATAATTTCAATAGCATTGTACGATAGCTTTCAAGTTTATTGTTTTAGAATTCGATTTCCCTTACATTTTTATGTCATACCCCGGGAATACATCAGAGCGTTGGCACAGTGGAACAAGTTGATCAGATCTAATAGACTCAGAGATGAATTCGGTTAGTGTTTCCGGAGGGTATACCCTGTTCCCACCATTTATTGGAAATGCGGACAAAGACAGAGATGATATAGTTGTTTCTCAATTTACATAACATCCTCACAGTATTAGCTCTCCACAAGAAGAGACAGATTGTATGTGGGATAACCCCATAGAACGGCTTCCCCAATCAACTCACTAAGTTTGAATAGAGCCTTCTTTCTTTCTGAAATTGATTTTTCGTTGCCGACACAAAAAAAGTTATTGACAGCATATTCGGGATATAAAACAGTGAAATCAGTGGCAGATTTTATTATTGATGCCTCTTTAGTAATGGCAATGAGTTGATCTTAGATACCCTAAATAATGATATAGTTATTTAATAAGCCTTGGGGACAGAATATTAACAGCGGAGTGATCATGGACCCATTAATTATACATGGACTAGGTCTGACAATAAGTTATGAGTGTAACATACAGTGCGAACACTGCTGTGTCGGGAGTTATAATCACAGAAATACGTTACCACCGACTTTTGAAAAATGTAAAGACATTATCGACAAAGTAGCTTTAGAAGGACACTTATTCGCGATTGGATTATCTGGTGGGGAACCTTTGATATTCTATGATTTGGTCTGCGAAATCCTAACGTACAGTAAGGATAAGTACGGTCTAGAAGGAGCACTCACTACAAATTGCTTATGGGCTGCTTCAGTTGATATTGCTAATTCATTCCTATCTAAACTATACAATTGTGGACTCAGGAATATAAGCCTTAGTGTTGATCAATTTCACCAGAAATTTGTACCTATTCAAAATGCGATTAACGTTATCGAAGCAGCTAAAAAAAATGGAGTTCAAGTAACCATACAAACCATAAAGACTAATGGCGAATGGGATATAGACCATACAAAGAAACTTCTGGAGGGTCATTCTAAAGACTGTATAAGATTCGTCGGAAACAACTTTACACCAAGTGGTAATGCAAGAACTTTAATACCTAGAAGCGCATTTCCCCAAGTAAATAAAGTAAGCGGAGGATGCTCCATTTTCCATGTAATCAATGTTGATTTGGATGGAAACATCATTTTCTGTTGTGGACCCGTGCCCAGAGATTTGAAACACTTAGCCGCTGGCAATTTGTTCAACAGCAAATTTCGTGATTTATATAGAAAAGCTGCTTTTAATCCGGTTTACAATACTCTTTTTTTAGACCAGGGACCATTTGGTTTGATGACTTTGGCAGACGAAGAACTAAAAACAGACTTTATGCATAGAGATTACACATCGGCCTGCCATGCATGCATGGAACTGTTTAATAGTGACTGTGTGGAGGACTTAATTTCGCTGGTTAATGAACGTGCGGCAGTAGTATACTGCAATAGAATATATATCGAGAAAATGAGACGAGATAAGTATATTGCGGAAAATGGTAGTGAGTTGCTTAGATTTCGAATGGGATAAGTAAAATCGCCAAGTTGTATAAATAAACAGGAGGAATAATGTCAATTCAATCCACAACTCAAGCATGGGAACCGACCGAACAGCAATTGACCGATCTGTTTTTCAATATGGAAAGTGGGTCATTTCGTGAATTGTTAGTATCCAATCCCTTGAAAGCTCTAGCAGATATAGGATGGGACATAACAAATGAAGCTATCTTGGATATTAAAAAATTCATCTCCGAGATAAAATTCGATGCATCAACAGAATACAGTGCTACGGCATTTACTTCGAACTGTAACGTAAACCATACACAAAAGGAAAAGTAAAGGCAAAATTTAAAAATGCAACTTGGCTTTTTTTCACTGTCACTGGAGGTGAATTATCAATATATTTCTCTTAAATAGTCTGAATGTAAACATGAGTCGATACCAGTTATCATATGATGAGGAATCTGAATTTGATTGTACAGAGCCACTCGGATTGATGAATTTGGCGGGATCAATCAAAGATTTGAACATAGAATGCCGGATAATTGACTTGAACAAAGAAAGTAAGAAGCTGGTTTACAAAAATAACAGCAACTACTTCCATGATCTTCTTCAAATAATAATCACGATCATAGGAACAGAATCGACAACCGAAAAAATCATAATTGGACTTCAAACTCTTACTAACTCGCATCACATCGCCATCAAACTATCATATGAGTTGAAGGAGATTTTCCCGAAATCAGTTGTAATCTTTGGTGGACCGCATGCAACATTGACTGCACAAAATACTATGTCAAGGTTTAGTCATATTGATATAACGGTCTTAGGTGAAGCCGAAGTATCGTTTAGAAATCTGATCTTATCCCTTAAAGAGAATCGTGACATTTGTAGTGTGAAGGGCATAATGTACAGAAGTGGAAATGATGTGTTAATGACGGAAAATCAACAAATAATAAGTGATTTAGACACCTTACCCTTTCCAGATTATTCTTCTTATCCATATCCAATTGAAGTACTCAGCATTGAAGCAGGGCGTGGGTGTCCGTATAATTGCACGTTTTGCATGACTAATAAATTCTTCTCCAGAAAGTATCGTATCAAAAGCGTTGAACGTATAATTGATGAGATTGATGAACTTAGATCTATCAGTATCAGAAGGTCACCATTGCGGGAAGCTGAATCGGGTTCTAATCCATTCGTAATCAGCTTTACTCATGATAATTTACTCGCTGATAGTAGGCAGATTGACCAACTGATATGGGCTTTTAAAGCTTACCGTGATACTCACAAGGGATTTTCTTGGTCATGTTCAGCAAGGATAGATAACTTGTATAATTCCAACAAAGAGAAAGAACTATTTAAAAGTGGATGTACAGCACTATTTTTGGGCATTGAAACTGGATCGAAAAAAATGCAAAAAGCTATTAACAAACATCTCGATATTGATAAAACCTATAGCGAAATCGAAAAACTTAGAAAGATTGGATTAGATTTAACTTGCAGTTTTATCAATGAGTTACCTGAAGAGAATCTGGAAGACTATGAGCACACACTTCGTCTTTTTATGTATTGCCGACTATTGAGTTGTGCTGTTCAATTACATCCATTGGTTATTTATCCTGGAACAGTATTGTATGAGAAGCACAAGGACGAGTTATATTATCTTGCTGATAAAGAGAACTCCGACTATGAATACACGACTTTGGAATCTAATGCTTTTATAAGAGAAGACCCCGAAATTTACCCCACTTTCTTTGCTCACCCAATCACATACGAATCTCTACGGGGTTGTACAGATATGACGATGTTTTTTACTGTTTTTTTTCCATACACTGCTTTGTCTCTTCTTTACTACTCCAATAAAGTTTCAAATCTCCACGGTCTTCTAATATTGTTGAAGCCACTTTGGTTAAATAATGATAAAAATTTAAGGAATTTCTTCGAAGCAGTAAAACAATATATCGATGGGTTCGATTATAATGAAGTAATACATGGGTTTCTGGAATTTGAGTTCAAAATTATGGATTCAGTATTAAAATCCAGAGCTTCACTGTCCAATAAAAATGAAGATGTCCAGACATCCCCAATTTCACGGATAGGATTTGATGATAGCACGCTTTACTTTAATCAAAAAGTGTCTCCGTTAAATTTCGTAAATGACTATACTGAAGCAATAAAAACCGGTAGTTCCCCAATCTTGAAGAAATACTTACGAAAGAAAGCTATGATTGTAAAAACCTCAGCAAATGTAAATGCAACCAAAAGTAATACCTACTATTTTAGTCAGAAAGAAGCTCGAGTGATTGACATTATCATCCAATGCGATTGGAACGTATTAAAAGTCATGCAGTTTATTGCGGGAAAGAACATAAAGCGTTCCCAAGTTGCTATCGTTATGGCAAAATTAGGTAGGCATGGTCTTATTTCAAATGTTACAAATTGAAGTGTTGATTGTGATTAGATTAATATCAACACATATTAATAATAGGGTGAAGGAGCAATAGTGAATCTAAGATCGATCCGTAATAATGCCAGAATGTTACTTCCGTATTTGAAAAAGCACATATATATGCTGTCAATAGCATCTACTTTGGCTGTTTTATGCGCGTTTATGGTTTTGCCTTTACCTCTGATAACCAAACATCTTCTGGATGTAAGCATACCTAAGAATGATATTAATGAATTTGTTGTTATTGGACTTTTAATTCTCGGCTCAATAAGCTTAATCGGAGTATTGCAGTTCTTCAGCGACAAAATATTCTTCAAGTGCAACCAAGATATTATTTTCAATATAAAAAAAGACCTTCTAAACCATGTATTTTTTGCTCCGATCATCGAAACCAATACACGAGGTTGGGGTTATTATATGTCCCGTATAGAAGATGACACTGAGAGAATAAAAGACCTCTTTGCTGACAACCTTCTAAATATATTTACTACCGCCTTGAGAGTAATCATTACTCTAGTAGCCTGTTTCTATCTATGCTATCAGCTTACTCTGATCTTTATCCCGATATTGCTTGTTGTTACATTGAAAACGGTTCGCTATTTAAAAAATATCAACCAGGAACTGCAAGTCTTGTATGAGAAACAAGCTGAGAAATCAGAAAATCTTGGTGAGTCTCTTAATCTGTTGACTTTTTGTCAATACTCGGCAAATTTCAGCTACCCTTACAACAAATACGTGAACACTATGCGGCAATATCTGTCTTCATTACAAAAGTATACTTTCTTCACCTATACATCACAAATGCAAAATGTTATCATTATTTCTGGATTGATGAACGCAGTTGCTTTTGGGATAGGTGGAGTATTTATTGCTCTCGGTTATACTACTATTGGAACACTCTTCGCTTTTCAAAACTTTGTATTCAACGTCTCTGGAGGAGTCCAAAGCCTAGTTAGCATGATTTTTAATCTTGAACGTGCCAGTGTTTCATTTAATAGAATCAATGAGATTAAAAGCCTGCCCCAGGAAGTGCCTGATCAAAATGCTAATAGCTTGAGGATTAATTCTCTAAGACTCGAGAATATCACTGCAGGGTATAATGGTACTCCAGTAATTGAAAGTGTTAGCTTTGAGGTTCATCAAGGTGATAAGATTTTGATTAGCGGACATTCAGGATGTGGTAAATCTACTATCTTGAAAACACTAGCTGGTTTCCTAAAGCCGATTTCTGGTAGTATCTACTTCAATGATGTCCTCGTTAACATGCATGATATGTGCAATTACAGGCCGAAGATGGGTGTTGTTGAGCAGGAACCTTATATAGCGGACGATACTGTCAGCAACAATATCAGGATCGTATCTCCAGAAAGTAGTGATGAAAACGTTATGCAAGCTGCAGACAATGCTTACGTATCAGAATTTACAAACAATAACATCCTTGGATTGGACATTTCTGCTGGACCCAATGGTAATAAACTCTCAATAGGTCAAAAACAACGCATAGCTATAGCGCGCGCAATTATAAGAAAACCAGATCTGCTTCTATTGGACGAACCTCTTTCTAATGTAGATCCTCGTAGCGAGGAGTATATCTTGGAAACGATCAGTAATATGCCATCGGATACGATCGTGTTCATGGTATCCCATAAACCCGTGAGAGACGGTATATTCAACATAAAAATCAATATTGATGAAAAAAAATATCATGTTTGCCGTGTAAACGAATAGGTTACTATTATATTTAAAAATGTTCTGTAACTTTGTTAGAGTACACCATGGGGTAAGTACCTCTATGCATCACTTGAATTCAATCTTACGAGAATACGCCAATCAGATAGTATAAAAAAACAAAACATTCTCAAATAATCAGATTTAGATAGCCGATCATTGCCGACAGACTTCTTTTCTAACGCTCTGAGTAGTCGGATAACCACGTAAAGAAGCCATATTTCAGTTGCTAAATCTGTCATATTACTCACTTTATTCTCTCCATCTACATTATATCACTAACAATTTGACCATTTATATTGGCAGAGATATCGTTTATATGATTAATGTGCAGTTCTAAGTCACTTGACCGTATTGGCAACATCATCTAAGATATTTAAGTTCTCAAAATGACTAGAATTCTCATTTTTAACAAATCCAATTATCTGCGCATAAAGATCTTTGTTAATAGATATTGCATCTGTCTTTTTCATGCTATATGTCCTTAATCCCATAGCGATCAGTTTTTCACACTCTATGTACAGGGATAAACTGTCAATAACAAATTCTGTCGCATCCTTACGCATCCGTATTTGTGTGAATACAGGGTAGTGGCTTCCTTGCTCCGGATAGAGTATCCAATACTACTCGCAAGGAGATACGATGGAAGCCACACTGATAGAACGCATTAAAGAGCAATTAGTCAGACATGAAGGTCTGCTACTGAAGCCCTACCGCTGCACTGCGGGTAAATTGACTATCGGCATCGGTCGCAATCTCGATGATTGTGGTATCTCCCAGACCGAAGCATATTTGCTCTTGGAGAATGATATCCAGAACTGTGAGAAGCAGCTTTTGGATGAGATACCGGAGATATACAATCCCTTGGATGAGGTTCGCAAGTCGGTGCTGCTCAACATGTGTTTCAACCTGGGTATAGGTGGGCTGCTTGAATTCAACAACACTCTGGCTTTCATAGAAGCAGGAGACTGGGGACGGGCAGCCAATGGTATGCTTGCTTCCAAGTGGGCAAAGCAGGTTGGAAGACGTGCGATTGAGCTATCTGAACTGATGAGGAAAGGTAAGTGATTCCGATCCCGGTCGAGATTGATGCCATGCTCGCTGTACTAAATCTTCCCAAGGAGATGGGTGATAATGGCATCTTCAAAGAGCACAGGACACTGGTTCTGGAGATTGTACGTTCGGTTGTTTTACCGGAACACTATACCCGGGCAATCCAGGATGACATGCCCGAGGATGATCCCTTCCTGATCTCTTTTCGTTTTGGGTTCTGTTTCCTGATGCTACACAGCACCTGTGAGTTTCTCAATTTGAAGACACTGGGCGAGGGAATAGTCAAGACTGTAGGCTTAGACCAGTCTGCCACCGAACTGCTCACAGGGAGCGAAATTGACGCATTCAAAGCTAACCTTGAGCTAAGAGCACTGACCATCCTGCAAGCCTATCTCAATCCTGCTGGCCTGGATCGACTGAATGAACTCAAGCCCAGACAGCCTCGTTCTATCCGAGTGGGAGTTATCTGATGCCTGATCGTGATTCTACTTCTCCTGAGGAACTGATGATCGAGATCTACCGGGCTATCTATGCCGCCCTGGAGAGCCGGCTGCATCTGATCGGATCGACCATCGATGCCGAGTCCCGCAAGGAGATGCTGGCACAGCAGATTTACGATAAAGGCGACTTCTATGGCAATACAGGCTATCTGGTTGAGACAATTCCTTATGCCATGATCCTCAGAGTAGGCTCCAATGTGCGTCACGAGCCTTTTGTATTGGGTGGCAAAGTGCCTTCCTGGACTCCGATCGCTCCCCTCATCGCCTGGGTCGAACGCAAGAACCTGTCTTGGACTGACAAAGAGACAGGGAAAGCTCTGACCGTAGCCGAGATCGCTTATCTCATCCGGGGCAAGATCAAGCGGGAAGGCATAGCTGCCCGTAATGTGTTTGCTTCTGTCATCTCCAACAGGGAGCAATGGATCTATCAGCAGTTGAACGATATTGAGGTGAGCCTGTGATCGCTCTTGAGAAGTACCAAGCCGAACGCAACCGCATCTCCGAGGCACTGAATCTTGCTGGAGTGGCAGAGACCCTCTACAACAAGGACAGCATCCCCAAGAACCTACCCTGCGCCATCCTGATCCTCGATTCCGAGATCGGCAAGCATGGCACTTCCCGCCAGTATGTGGATACCGATATCGCCTGGACGGTTTACCTGATCGTCAATGCGCAGAATGGATCCGACCCTGACTCAGAGCTATATTCACTCAAGGAGAAGTTCCGGAGTTATTATCAGAAGTTGATGAACCGGGACCTGCCTAGTATCGAGTATTACACTAGCCGTATAGACGGCATCAGACTGGTCAGGATCGCCAAGATCGACCTGCTGAAAAGCGGCACTGGAGCGGGATCGTGAGAGTGATGCGGATAGGTGCCTACAACCTGGCGATCAGCTCTGCTGCAGATCTCCTGGACAGCAAGTACAAGCCAGAGCCGATTGACTTATCCAAGTACAGCCGAGTCGGTAAGCAACTGATCTCCAAGGCAGCCGAGACCAAGAAAGTAGTCTCTCAGCCCTACTCGATGAGCAATCTACTCAATCTCCTGGATACCGATGAGTACCACTCCGGCTGTATCGATGCCCTGACCATGGCAACCATCATGCAGTTCGAATGCAAGAACAGCCAGGTAAAAGCCTGGATGGAAGCTGCCGAGTTTCCTGCTTGTGAAGACCAGACCACTATCCTGGCGGAGCTGATGAAGTTCTATCTCGCCTGCGGTAATGGCTTCCTGATCAAGATGCGGAACGCCCAAGGCCAGTGGATGGGACTGGAGCGCATGCTGCCTTCTGAAGTGCAGATCGTGGAGAACTATGACGAGTTTGGCTTCTTCAAGCCTAACTACATCCAGGTCAAGAACAACCAGAAGAAGGACTTCGCCTACGAGGACATCATCCACGTAAAGAAGTCAACCCATAGATCTAACGCCTGGGGCCTAGCCTGCCTGCCCATTGCCATCAATATCGAGATCTTGGGTGAGACCAAGACCTTCGACTACAACAACTTCAAGAATGGCCTGATGATCGACTATTTCGTGATCGTGGAAGGCGGTACGCTTAGAGACGGCACTGTAACTGACGAGCAGGGCAATGAAGTGCTGACCGATGCCTATACCGAGATTGAGAAAGCCTTAACCGAAGTCAAAGGCAATGCCAAGAGCCACTCCACCGTCTTGATCGAGAGTGAGAGCCGGGACGTGAAGATACGCCTTGAGCCACTCCGTCAACAGGACAGAGAAGGTGGCTTCTTAGGGCTAAAGAAAGATCTCAGGGAAGGCATCCTCGCTTATCATAGAGTCCCTGCAAGGATTGTCTCACAGCTTATCCCAGGGCAGCTTGGTGGCGATAACAAGAGCGATATGCTGATGTTCTATCAGTTTGTGGTCAGACCGCTGCAGAATCGCCTCGCTTTGGCTCTGGCGAACGAGTTCAACTTCGACTTCAACTGGAAAGTTAAGCCGGAAGACTTCAACTTCGGCAACCTGACAGAAGTTCTGCAGACTGCAGATGATCAGCTCTTCATGCAGAACCGGAACCTGTAGACTTCGGAGCGCAGTAAACTATGCACAACTACATAACTGACAATCAACAACAAGGAGGTAGCGTGAATCGTAAACGCACCATTCTCAAGGGAGAACTTCGCAACGTGGAAGTCGAGCTGGTCTCGCTCCTGTTTGATGAGATGACTCCCGCCAATCAGAAGGGCTTTGTGGTCAAGAATGCCAGTGGCAGAAGCTTTGAACACAAGATCAACTCCACCAAGTTCAAGAGTGAAACGAGTGGCACTCAGGGACGGCTTTACGTCACTCTAATGGAACCCAATATCCACGACTCGCAGGGCGATTACTACTCCCGAGACGAGATTCAGAAAGCCTGCGACCACTTCGCCAAGCATGGCCTGGTCGGTAAGTGCGATGTGAACCACAACATGCAGCCGGTACCGGAGTTTACCGTAGTCGAGAACTACATCCTCAAGACCAGCGACAGAGAGCATTTTCCCGATGCTAAAGTCGGCTCCTGGGTGCAAGTCCTCAAGTGTGAAGATCTCAACTCGGAACTCTGGCAGAAGGTTGAGAAAGGCGAGTTCAATGGAGTCTCTATCTACGGACGAGCTGATGACTACCGCAGTGCAGAAGCGAGCCTTACCGAGATCAAGAACGAGCTCAATTCGCTTCGCAAGGTCGCAGAGCATAACAACAACTCCGATTTGCAGAAAGGCATCACCGCCATCACTGAGAAGATCAGTGAACTGGAGAAGGGTAATCCGAATCTTCAGCTTGGTGATGCCATCCACAGCATCGAGAAGAGCCTCAAAGACCTCTCTGTCACCATGAGCAGAGCCATCTCCAAAAGCATCCCCGGTGAGCCTGATGCTAACCAATCCAATGTGGATAAAGAGGTTACTATCGATGGCAACAAGATCATGGTTAAGGCTTCACATCGTGAGATATACAAAGGCATCTCCGATGTAGACTCCGGCAAGGCCATGAACATCCTTACAGCCAACACAACCTCTCTGTTTATCGATGAGGTGATTGGATCGCAACCTGGTGATACCCTCTCGGATATCTCAGTACTGCCATTGCTGAAAGACGAGAAGATTGACGTCGGCTTGATCGATGATCTGGTCTTCAAGAACTCCCTCGATGGCGCTCTGACTGCTCAGAACGTGAGTACTGCCGACCTATCCGTACCCACTGGGATACTCAATGCTGAGTTCACTCTGGGACGTGATGTGGTCGAGTTCTACAAGGACAAGTACGGTGAAGATGCCTTCGGAGCCTATGTGGAGAACCACATCGCCAAGAAGACCGAGAAAGCTATCCGCTTGCTGCTCTTCAAGGGTGATAGAGCTTCAGCTACTGCCAAGATCAAGGCTCTGGATGGGGTGGTCAAACTGGCTACTACCGCCACCGACGTCACCAACCTCTCCAAGACCACCTACAACGACTGGGCGAAGCGCTTCGAAGCGGCTCTCCTGGCTTTCTCTGACGAGATGTTGGAAGAGCAGGAGAACTTCAAGTTCTACGTGGCTCACAAGGACCTGATCCGTATCCGTGCCGAACTCGCCAAGCGTGAGACCGGAGCCGGGGATCGCTTGCTGCTCGAAGGCGGCAACGTTTCTTTTGCGGGTATCCCAGTAAAGCCACGTCTCATGGATGCCGATTACATCATCGGCGGCCTGCCCAAGTTCATCATCGTCGGCTATCGAACCGATGCCGAACTCAAAGTAGAACACCACGGAAGCGATTGGAAGTACCACTGGTACATCCGTATCCGTCCCGGCATCACCTACATCTCCGGCTTCGTGAAATTGTTCAAACTCACCACCTAAGCAATAACCAAGATAAAGGAGTATCTCTATGGACTTCATCTTCGCCAATCAGGAGTTTATCCTCGGTCTGGTGTCAGCCCTGGTAGTCTGGATCATATCCCGCACTACCGGCACACTGATTGACAAGGCCAAGGTCAACTCAGCTCTGGCTATCATCCTGGACATCATCCAGGATATCAAGATCAATCCTGCCACCAAGGATCTGGATGACTATGCCAAGAAGCAACTGGCAGTGGAGCGGGCGACCAAGTCCCTCCCGGCCAAGCAAACCAATGTCATCCTCAAGGTCTTTGGTACCATCGGAGGAGCCATCGAATACGTGTTCCACAACCGCAAATGGCTCTTTAGCATCGGCAAGGCGATCAAAGGGGTGTTCTGATGCCCAATCCCATCTCGCAGCCCACCTACCCCTCCAATATGACCGAAGCTGATCTGGGCTTCAGCAAGCTGATGGACGTGCTGATTGCCGATCTCGTTTACTTCGGGATCGGCACCTACGATCAAGCCTCCCTCGATACGCTGTATGCCACTCAAGCATCAGTCAAGACGGAACTGACCACAAACTTCGACCTGCTTGGTGAACTGGCCGAGAAGCCAGGTAAAACGGATTCCAAGCTGTCTAAGCTCAAGACCCGCAACTATACCATCCCGGGCAAGCGCACCAGTACGGTCGAACTAAACATCTCCGGACTATCCACCAAGCAGAAGAACTTCCTGGAAAGCACCCTGTTCATGAGCAAGGATACCACCATCGTAGTGGCTTCCAAGGAACTGGATCGGGTGGTGATCTTCACCGGACTACGCTGGACAGTTGACTGGTCGGGAGAGGCAGACGGCCTCTTCAACGTAGTCATCTCCACCGAGTTCTCTGGAGTGACCTCCAACAAGATATTCCTGCTCAAGGATATCCCTCCGGGAGTATAAGATCACTGCTCTTCGCAACTACAATCGAAAACAAGGAACTGCTTTGGACTGCCAGTGCAAACCTGAGATCAAAGAGAAAATCGATTCGGTTCACGAGGAGATCTATGGCAATGGTGACAGCAACAAGTCACTGGTAACCAGAATGGCGAGAGTGGAGACGAATATGAAGATACTGCTAACCGTCTCCACCTCGCAATTCCTGCTCTTACTGGGCATTGCCCTCGAAATGTTCTTTGGTAAATAAGAAAAGGATTATTCTATGAAGCGAGAACCTAAACTCAGCTATAGCCAACTGCGGCAAATACTCTGCCTCACGATCTCGAATGCTACCTTGAAAGCCAAGCTTGAGGACTTCCTCTCCGGCAAGGTAGCCAAGGTGAGTGAGCTTGAACTGCTTGAATTGATCAGCCAATCGGAAGCCGATAAAGAGCTGATCCGTATCATCTCAAACCAGGACCCGGACGATATGGATGCTCTTGAAGCACTGGAGCATATCTCCGCTTTTTTCGTCTATATCAGAGCCAACAAAGAGAGGTTCGCAGGTTGGCTCGGGAGTTTCGGATTGGCGGTAACGGCGTCTCCAAATACCCCTTCGAGAGGTTCGAAATGA